ATTTTTTAAACCCAAATTTCCTAAAAAGTATATCGGAGATCCTACAAACATAGTATATCGCTCTGGGTGGGAAAAACGTGTCATGCAATCGCTAGACGAAAATACTAACGTTATTAGATGGGCAAGCGAAGAGATCGTTATTCCCTATATCTCTCCGATTGATAATAGACCACATAGATACTTTCCGGATTTCTATGTTGAGGCTATATCTTTTGACGGATCAACGAAAAAGATGCTGCTTGAGGTTAAGCCGCGGGATCAAACACAAGCACCTAAGATACCTAAAAGAAAGACTAAGCGTTACATAACAGAGGTCATGACATATGGCGTAAATCAAGCAAAATGGGCGGCCGCCAAAGATTACTGTATTGATAAAGGTTGGGAATTTAAAGTGATTACAGAAACGGAACTATTTAAAAAGCCTACTAAATAACTATATGACAAAAGAATACTCATCTGATGAGTTAGCTGAATGGTTTAAAACCAAGGCGTTAAATGCGTCGTCATCTGTCGCCAGAAATAAGTTACTTAGATCCGAGAGTAGATTTATAAATCAAGGATCTACTTTTGTCGGCAATCTATACTTTTTTAGATATGATCCGAAACTTAAAAATGTATTGCCGATGTATGATAAGTATCCGATGGCTTTAATTGTTGATCATAAAGAGGACGGTTTCACAGCTTTGAATATGCATTATCTTAGTGGACCTCAGAGACGTTCTACTATCAATATGTTTAAAAAATCTAAGATGAAAAACTATTCAAGCAATAGCAATTCAAACTATGAAGCACTGTCTGATACCGTAGCAGGTTTTGAAATTGTGGCAAGACAGGCATTTAAAAGATATTTATGGAATCATGTGAGATCACAGTTTATTTTCATAAACTCTGATGAATACGACAAAGCAATTCAACTACCTGTCGCGGAATGGGTTTTCAAAAGGTAAACTAGATGGCAACTGTAACACAATTTTTTGAAAAGTTTCCGAAAGTAAACTATGACATCAATCGTCGTCTGCGCCCAGAATATGAAAATGTTACCGACATATTTTTTAGAATTGGTGTTCTCAGAACAGTTTTGAATAATACATCATCCTATGTCGTGTATGAGATTGCAGAAGGTGATACTCCCGATGTTGTGGCGCAAAAGGTCTATGAAGATCCAGGTGCAGCCTGGATGATCATCTATGCCAATAACATTCTTGATCCTCAGTTTGATTGGCCTCTAGATTCAACCTCTTTTGATAAGATGATCATTTCAAAATATGGATCAATCGCTAGTTCTAAAACAACATATCATCATTATGAAAAGATCATTGAAAGAACTGTTGACGATGTGACCACAGTTTATCGCTATGTCATCAATAAAGAGCGTTTGACAGAAAACGATATAGATCCTCCATATAACTATTATGATCCATATTCTATTACAACGTTCAGAACGGCTGATTCATCGGTATATAAGGCAGACTCTACACTATTGACAAGTGACGTTGATCTGGACACCGATGTTGATATAACTAGAAGTGGATCGCTTGCCAAGTCATCTAGTCTTGAAACTTTTAACATCAATGGCAAAACTGTCATTGAATCAACATATGGTGCAGCTATTAGTAATTATGATTATGAACAAGAGCTAAATGACAATAGAAGAACCATCAAAGTGATTAAAAAGGAATACTATGACGGTATTCAAATTGAGTTTAATAACATTGTCAAAAGTTCAACAGATTATGTTAGAAGGTTGATTTAATGTCAGGACCTGCTCAGAGTAATAAAGACACTCATTTAGTTAAAGCAGATGTTACTATTGGTGGTCAATCTCTGAGTGATGTGACGATCAAAGAAGTCGTTCTGGGTGAAAGTCTTTTAACTCCGGGTCTTCAAACAGCAGTTACTATTCAATCTTACATCTATAGAAATGTAAAGAACATCGGTTCCTGGAAGAACACTCCTATTAGTATTGGTATGCAAGACAGAGTTGGGCGAAGAACCATGGCTGTCAATCAGCAAATCTATAGAGTTGATAATCGTCACTTTACTACAAATAATCTAGCACAGACAGAAGAATTGACTATTCATGGTTGTGATCCGACACTACTAGCAGACGCTCGTAAAATTATAAGTAAATCCTGGAAATGCCAAACTCCGACAACAATCGTCAATCACGCTTTAGGTCAAGTTGGCGCATCCAGTAGAATAGTAGCAGGCTCAGGACCTGCAAGAGATTATATCGCAGAGAGTATTCATCCATTTCAAGTTATACAACAGCAATGCAATGTTGCTCTTGATGGTGATGATCCCTCGTTTCTTCATTACATGACATTCAATACTGGTGGTGGGGGCGGTGTTCACAATTTTAGATCACTAAGAAGTCTAATCGGAGGAGCACCTGTTAGAACCTTTGTTCATTCAGAAGTCGGTGCGACTGCTGGACAAGGATATAATGATGTATTAAATATAGCTATCAACTTTAGCTTTCCCTGTGATTTTGATTACTTATCCGATCTACTTAATGGTATTGAAATTGGAGGTCAAAATATAAACTCACTCAAAACATTTAATATGGTTAGCGGTGTATTTGATATGGTCGGCGGATTAGCTGGCGGAATGGGTAGCGGTAATATTAAACAAGCAATGACTAATCTAGGTACCGCTAGTAAGCAACAGCAATGTGAATCTGGTGTTGAAAAATATCTAGCTAAAAGACAAGCCAGAATGGGTCTATTAGAAAAAGATAAGATTGCACTAAGAATTACTGTTCCATGGGCTCCAGAAATTCATGTCGGAAATGTCATCCGTCTACAGTGGGTAGATAAGTATAATCGTTCCGTTCCAGTTTTTGGTGCAGGTAATTATCTTGTTTCTTCACTCATACATAATATCCAGTTTGGTGGCTATGCGACAACCACGATGGATTGTATTACTAATTCATTAGGAGCATGATTAACAATGGCAGGTTATAATAATTTTCCAGGTCCAGACTCAAAAATTCAAGTTTGTGTCGTAGGAGATAAAAAATCCGAGGGACAAGACTGTAATCAGCAGCTATTTTCTCCACCAGATCATGGTAGGGATGTTAATCTAGATCATATTGGTCTATCTCCGTTATCGTTATCCCCTAGTCAGATGGGACAACAAGCGTTTGCTGGTATTCTGGATCCAGGTACTCCTGTGTTTGTTCTTAAAGAACTGGGAATGCCTGGAGGTATTATTCTAGGTCAGACAAACACCGTTAGTAAAGGTGGATCTGGTGCCGGCAATCTATCCAGTGCAGATCGTGTTAAACAATTACAAAAAACAAAACGAGATATTAATGTTCCTCCTGATATTCAAGAAGTTGACGAAGATGGAACAAAAATTCGTAAGATTAAAGAAAAAGATAAGCAGCATAGTTTAAGTTTGCTAGAAGGCCTACCACTACACGGTGCACTATTTGACATGGCAGGCTTTCGCTTACCAGAAGTAAAAGGTGTTCCGACCGCAAAACAAACAAATGATCAAATGATGACGACCGGTATGATGCAGCAAATGATGGGTCAGATCATGTCGCTCGGTCAGATGTTTCAAGGTCTCGCTGGAAACGGCGGAGGTGGTGGAGGCGGAGGAGGCTTTGGTGGATCAATGTCGCCAACGACTGCCGCCGGCGGTCTAAATCAAGGACTCGGTTTAGGTAATACTGCAATTACTGCAGCTGAAGCGGCGGAGGGAACTCCGATGTATCAGATTATGCAAGGACTAAACCCAGACATGCAAACAGCAGTCAATAGTCTTAGCACACTTGTTCAAGGTCTAGAAGTGACAGGTGGTGTTGCTTTCTTTACAGGTGATGTTGTTCACGAAGAGACATATTTACAAAATGCTCAGGAACTTTTAAGTCAAGTGCAGACACTAGATGATCTTATGTATGTCATTCAAAGACTGCAATGGGATACAGATTTATTTGGTAGAGACAAATTAACTTTAGTTGAACAACAAATAGAAACCGCTTGGGGTGTTGCTTTACAGCAGGTAGATGTTGATGGCAATATCATTGTAACATATGATAGTGACACAGCTAATAGCGAAGCAGCATTTCTAGAATCAATGACCAGTAATACATCTAGTCCAGGTCTAGGATTTTCATCTGGTGAATCATACAATGGCACTGGAGCAAGTTCTAATCCGCTCGGTGCTGGTGGCGGTAGCGGTGGTGGTAAAGGCGGGCAAGGCGCTCAGCAAGTTATTGGTATGGTTCAAGGACAACTATCAGGCATGTTAAATAATATGTTTGGTGAAGGTGCAGGCACAATGAAAGACATGTGGAAGCGTATGACCAGAGATCAAGAACAAGATGCTAAAAAGATGCATGAGAAATTAAACCAAGATCAAGACTCACAGAAGAGACAAGATATTATTAAGAAAACAACAGAGGGTGGCAATCCTATAGATATGCAAGGACAAAATTTTGATTCACAGGGCATTGGTGGACTAGGATTCTAAAAGAGGATATTTAAAACTATGGCTGCTAAAGGGAAAAAAGGTACTACTGACAAAAAATGGGATATGCCAGATAAAAGTGACGCCCGAAAAGCGCAAGGTGCTGGTTCATATCCTGATTATTTTAGTTGGAAATCACGATCAGGTCATACTTTTCAATTAGACGATTCAAAAGGCGCTGAGACTGTCACACTACAGCATCGTTCTGGTACCGCTATTCAGATGACACAAGATGGTGCTTTACATATTACCGCACATAACGGAAAATATGAAATTACATTTGGTGAGAATAGAATGACTATATCAGGCGCTCAAGATATTACAGTCAAGGGTGATGCTTCTATGCGTGTCTATGGTGACTATAACGTAACGTGTCATAAAGATTATAATCTTACCGTTCTAGGTAATATGAATTTGGCCGCCAAAAATCTAAATCGTCATATTCTTGGTAATATTGATACTCAGTCACGAAACGAGAATAAGAAATTACTCGGATCGTCAGCAAAGAATGTCAAGGGCGCTATTGCCTATGTTGCCAAAGGTTCAACCACGTTTGCTTCCCAGTCCGATCAAGTTCATTTAGGCGGAGCAACTGGTGTCAATCTAGCCGTTAAAAAGGGTAACATTACTCAGAACATTGAAGAAGAAGGTAATTTTCATATAGCTACTGAAAAGGGTGAATACAATGCTCTTATTCAGGGTGCTGTGAAAATGAAATCTAAAGAAGAAACGATGGATATGGTTGCTGAAAAAGAATTTAAGATGACATCTAAAACAGATAAGATGAAACTCAAAGCAAAAGATAAAATGAGTATGGAATCCGAATCAGAATCTGTGGAAGTTAAAGCAAGTCAAGATGTTTCTGTTAATGCACAAAATAACGTTAAAGTCAATGGTAATCAAGAAGCCTGGGTTAATGCAGGACAGACAGCAGGTATTCAAGGTGGATCGGATACTAAAGTTTCAGCAGGCTCTAAACTACATCTCAAAGGGGGTAGTGGAGTTGCTATGGACGGACCGACAATTCAAAAGAATAATGGCGAGTCACAAGCGTTTCCTGGCTTCTCGCTACCCTCATTTAGCTTTGGGGACTTTGCCGATGCTAAGGGTGAGAAGGGGCAAGCAAAAGGCATTCAAGCACCTGATAAGCCTGCAGGAAATGATGAAGCTAATCAGTGGGCATAAATATAATAAATCTATAAAAGGACCACTATGGCAAAAGATCGTTTCATTAGTAGAGATCCAGACTATTCCGATCTTGATCTAGACTTTCAAATCAATCCGATTACTAAAGATTTGAATAGAAAGACTGGCGTTGATGCCATCAAAAGGTCTATTAGAAATCTCATATTCACAAACTATTATGAGAAGCCCTTTAGACCGTTTGTTGGATCAGATGTTACAAATCTATTGTTTGAAAATGTTGAGCCGTTGACGGCTATTCATATGCAAAATGCTATAGAAAATCTAATAAATAACTTTGAACCTAGAGTTAGATTAAAGACTGTAAAAGTTGATATGGATCTGGATAATCATGGCTTTAATGTTCGTATTGAATATATAATTTTGAATAGAGAACAACCGGTCACATCAACAATATTCCTGGAAAGGATTAGATAGTAATCATGTCAACTTCAAATACAACACTAAAAGTTGCAGATATAGACTTTTTTTCAATTAGAAATAATCTTAAGGATTATCTGCGTAGTCAAAGTGAGTTCACTGATTATGACTTTGAGGGTTCAGGCCTTTCCGTATTATTAGACGTTCTAGCGTATAATACCTATTATAATTCTTTTTATCTAAACATGGCTGCTAACGAAGCGTTTCTTGACACAGCGCAGATTCGTAGGAACATACTATCACATGCAAAAGTCATCAACTATGTTCCAACTTCTGCTCGCGGTGCACTAGCTAAAATTAACATCACTGCTACACCGACAGAGACTGAAAACCAGGCTATTAATAGTGTAACACTAGATCAATACACAAGACTATTAGGTGCTGACGTTAATGGCGTTAGTTATCCATTCGTCACAATCAATTCCAATACATCCAGTAAAACTAGCGGCTCGTTCAATTTTGCAAATGTAATGATCAAACAAGGTGATGTTATCACTTTACAGTTTGAAATGACAGCAAACAATTCAGGAAGAAGATTTGAAATTCCATCTGCTAACGTTGATACATCCACACTCAAAGTTATTATTCAAGAATCATCTACAACTACCACATCTAGAGAATTTACCCAGGCTGCGGACATTTCAAATCTAACAGCAAATTCTTATGTGTATTTTGTGGAAGAAAACGATAATCTAAACTACAGCATCTATTTTGGTGATGATGTCATTGGTTATAAGCCTAGAGTTGGCAACATCATCATCGTAACATATCTTGATACTTTGGGAGCTGAAGCTAACAATATTAGTAAGTTCTCTTTCATTGAACCTATTGGAGGCTATTTCACAGGTGGTGTTACTGTTTCAACAGTATCTAATTCTTATGGCGGCACCGACAAGGAAACAATAGATCAGATTAGATTTAGAGCACCATACTATTATTCAACACAGAATCGTGCTGTTACCGTAACCGATTATGAGACATTGGTTCTAAAAGATTATAGCAATATTGAATCCGTATCTGTTTGGGGTGGTGAAGATAATGATCCTATTGTCTATGGTAAAGTTTTCATTTGTCCAAAGACAAAAGGATATTATACATTATCAAATCTTGAAAAAGAAAGTATCAAAGCAAGTCTAACTAGAAATAGAAGCGTTCTAACTGTTATTCCTGAGATTGTTGATCCGGATTATGGCTTCATTCAAATTAGAGGTAGAGTCACATACAATCCTCGTCAGACAACTAAAGATACTAATCAGCTATTACAGACTGTAAAGACTGCGATTGAAAACTACAATACGGTAGAACTAAACACATTTAAGTCAACTTTTAGAAAATCAAAGTTGCAGTATTATATTGAAAGTAGCGATCCGTCTATTACAGGTTCTGATATTTCTATTTTCGTGCAAAAACAAACTCTGCTATTACTTGGTCAGTCAAGAAACTATAGTATTCCATTTAAGATGAAATTGAAAAAAGGCGGACAGGTTGATGAGAAACTGTTTTCTTATCCTCAGGTTAAGATAAAAGATTCAAGTGGTATTGATCGTGATATCTTCTTTGAAGAGGTGCCAGACTCATTCACTGGTATCGGCACAATTCAAGTTACCAATGCAGGCACGAATTATACAAGTAATACAACAGTCACCATCGCAGGTGATGGTGTAGGTGCTACAGCCAGACCGACAGTCATTGGTGGAAGAATTATCTCAATTGATGTTGTTACTTCCGGTTCTAACTACTCTCGGGCTACCGCAGTCATCACAGGTGATGGCTCTTTTGGTGCTGCTAAAGTTGTTCTTAATTCACAGAACGGTCTTATTAGAGCATACTATTATAAGCCAAACGGTGAAAAGATCATTGTCAATCCTAATGCCGGAACTATTAACTATGAAACAGGATTGATTGCGTTAACCAGTCTAACACCTACATCCGTGACAACTAATGATTTCTATCTTAAGGATGTGTTAACAATAAGTGCTGTTCCTGATGATGATATCATAACACCTTTGAGAAATAGAATCCTAACAATAGACCAGAGCATCAATCAAACAATTCAAATAGAAATGGTTGCTGAATCATAATGAAGTATTCAAACAACAAAACATCATTTTTAGTATCTGGTCAGCTTCCACGTTTTGTTAGGGAAGAACACGAAACATTTGTCAAGTTTCTGGAATACTATTATAAGTTTCTAGAACAAGACGGCGAAACAATGTATGTGTCCAAAAACTTCAATGCGTTTTTGGACGTTGATATTATCGCCGAGGATATTGCGTATGATCTAAGAGAAGGTGAAAATCACGCTGGAAGAGAAAATACAGACTATCACATCTTTCTACAAAAATTTTATGACACTTACATCAAGTTAATTCCTGATTCATTATTAGCTGATAAAACACTTATACTAAAACATGCCAAAGAATTTTACGCCACCCGTGGCTCTGAGAAGTCTGTTCAATTTCTAATCAATGCACTATTCAACAAAAATGCCACTTTTTATTATCCAAAAGTGGACATTCTACGAGCTTCTGATGGAAAGTGGTTCGTTGAAAGATCACTTAAAATTTCAGACATTAAAGTAAACAATGTTTCTAATAGCATAGCCATTTCCAATTTCGTAAACCATAAAATTATTGGACTACAGTCAAATGCCTATGCTACAGTGGAACAAGTTGATAGCTTTTTTGATAAAGGTCAGTTAGTATCAGAACTAAAACTATCAAATACATATAGAGAATTTATTGACGGTGAAAAAATCTTCACATTTTATACCGAAGAAGGTGTGGACAAGTATCTAACAGCAAATCTATTTGGTGGTATCATTGTCTCAGCAAGAGTTGAAGTTGCCGGCAATAACTATATTGAAGGTCAAACAATTCCTGTAATTGGTGGCGGAGGATCTGGTGCACAGATCGTCGTATCAAGAACAAGTAGAGGTTCTGTCAAATCAATCGGTGTTACATACGGTGGTGCAGGATTTAGAGTAAATGATGCTGTTCTTATTACTGGTGGTGGTGGTAGCGGCGCAATCGCAAATGTATCAGGTGTTTTAAAAGATGGTTCAATTCATTCTAATACTTATAATGTTGTTGCATCAATCATTAGTCTGGAAGCAAACACCGCAATCGGTAACGCAGTCTATTCAAATCTAGTTAATACTATTTCAGATCCTGCCAATAGTTCTATTACAAGTTCTATGGTATATTGGGTTTATGGTAATACAGGTCCTGTGACATCTTGTTTTATTATTAATGGCGGTAGCAACTTTACAACAGCACCTATTTCAAACGTCTCTGGTAATAGCGTTATTCGCTCACTAGGTATTCTAGGTAGAATGGAAATTGCCAATACAGGATTTGGTTATCAAACTGGAGATATTATTGAGTTTTATAATGTTGTTGGCGGATATGGATCAGGTGCTCGTGGTAGTGTAGATTCCGTAGACTTTCAAGGTAGAATTGAAAAGATTAAATTTGATACCGTTGCTGGATTTGAACCTGGTGGTGCAGGTTATGATCAGCATTATCTACCAATTGCTAACATTAGATCAGCAAATGTCCAGGCATATGGCGGAGAGATTATCGTTAGATCACTTTTGGCTGATGGAGAAAATCTAATTGAATCTCTTTCATCAATTGGTTCAATCATACAACTACAAATTGTATCTGGTGGTTTTCATTGGCTTGAAAAAGCGGGTGAAATCACAGATTATGTGAATGATCATTTCATGGAATCT